GGTGAAGCAGCGACAGTCAGAGATCGACCGTCGCCACGACACGTTCATGGCTTCAATCAACAAATCGATGGACGGCCTGCAGCGCAGCATGGAGAAAACGTCAACAGACATCGGCAGTATCCATGGCCACATAACTCGGTGCCGTGATGAAATGCGTGAGGAGATCGAGCGTGACTTCATGACGAAGACCGAGGGTGAGCGCATTCGCGGATCCATTAGTAAGATCAACACAAAGATCCACATGACAGGCCTGTTCATCGTGTTCGCCTTGTCGTTGGTGCAGATAGGGATAGCGGTGTACACATGAAGAAGTACGACACAAAGAATCAGATCCTGAAGACCACCGATCGAGCTGAGAATTATGGCTACCGGATCAAAGAGGTTGTGCTTAAGTACGCCACCAGTTGGTGGGTGTGGGTTCCCGGGGTCAAGCACTTCGGGGCGTTTAAGTCAGAGGAGCGGGCCTTGCAGATATGCGATACCCACTTAAAGAGGAGCTTAGGACGATGAACAGACGTAACTTTCTTAAGATGATGTTGGGTGGTGCAGCCGTGGCTGTTGCTGGCCCGGCGTTGGCTTTGGTGCCAAGCCCGAAACCGAAGCAGGATGTCTTCTATGGCCCAGCAATCAAAGGCCTAATGAACGGCAAGATCGGTCGCATCGATGGCTTTGATATCTACCACAGTGGAGGCCTCGAAGAAGGCGATGTGATCGAGGTCACTGGCAGCAGCTTTAACGGCACATACAGGGTCAGCGATATTGATGGGCCAACGCTTCATGCTGAGCCATACATTGATGAGGCTGCAAAGCAGCTGACTAATCAGATCGATGATGATCTGCTGGACGCCATCGTTAGGATGGGTAAGGCGCTTGATGATGCTGATGTGCCGAAGCATGGCCGGTGGATACCGGTTCACCCTAGCGCGCTACGAGAACTGGGGATCAGCGCATGAACAGACGAGGCTTTCTAAAATCATTATGTAGTGCGGTGGCTGTTGTTGTTGTGCCGGGCCTGACTGGCAGTAAAGCTGTGGCCAGTTACCCAAAGAGGGCGTCATGTGCTTCAGGGCTATCGATGTTGGTCGGCAACTCGTTCCCAGAGATGTGGAGCGAGAAACTGCTGAATTCGTACCTCGACAGCGCACACATGGCATCCAACCCACCGATTGTTACTGACAAAGACTGGGGAACTGCCATCGTTGCCAAACCGCACACGATCAAGATCCAGCGTGACATGAACGGGTTGATTCGTTCGATGGTCGTAGGTGATGCATGAGAAACATCGACCTGATTGTTGTCCACTGCAGTGCGACGAAACCCGGCCAGCATGTGAATGCTGCAGTCATTCGGGGTTGGCATACCTCGAATCCAAGAAACTGGAGCGATATCGGGTATCACAGCGTGATCCTGCCATCAGGAACTCTGGAGTCTGGACGCCCACTTACTCGTGCTGGAGCGCACGTGAAGGGCCACAACTCTAACTCGATCGGGATCTGTATGGTTGGTGGCCTTGATGACGTTGGTCAGCCGAAAAACAACTTCACGAAAGATCAGTTCATCACGCTCCGGGCCTACCTTGACACCTTGCGCGTGATGTTCCCTAATGCACGCATATGTGGCCACCGGGATCTCTCACGAGACATTGATGGCGATGGCGTAGTTGAGGAGTGGGAGTGGATGAAGAGCTGCCCATGTTTCAGCGTAGAGCCATGGTACGAGGACGAAAGATGATCAGGTCATTGATTCAGTGGGTCGCTATAGCTATAGGGCTGCTGTCGGTGCCTGTCGGGATCTTCCTGATGCTGAACGGTAATGACGATCCAGATGTGGTTGGCAGAGCGATGGCGACAGTAATAATCTTATGCTCTATAGTCGGGTTTGTTTGTCACGACTTGGAGTACATGGGCAAATAAGTGTATTTAGAAAAGAGCGACGGGTGCTGAAAAAATCATATCCAAGCTGCTCTGGTGGCAGGTCGCGGGACGGCTAAACACTAGGAAACGAACTAACCCGGACGGGCAGTACAACAAGGGTAAGACGCTCTTTTTTAAGTACATTTTAATTGGAGGATGACATGTTCGGGTTTATCAAGAGCTTGTTCGGTGGCGGTGATACGACAGAGATAGCTACGACCGCAGCTAAAGGAATTTACAACGGTATAGATATGCTGATCTATACCGACGAGGAGAAGGCTGAGGCGATGGCTCAGGGCCGCAAGCTCTTCCTGTCGTTCGTAGAGAAAGCTTACGACCAGAACGGTATCAGGTCAGTCACCAGACGGTGGTTGGCCTTTCTCGTTGTTGGGCCAACGATCCTGCTGTACATGGCAGCCGCCTTGGCTCATGGCATCGGGATCTTCCTCATGGAGCCACCAGTGGTAGCCAACCTGCAGGGTGAGATGGTCTACATCTCCGGGTGGGTTAATGGCGGAATTGAATACGGCAAGTTTCTGTTCAGTATGGGTCAGGTATTGACGCCATGGGCCGGCGGTGTGCTGGTCTTTTACTTTGGGCCGCACCTGATGGGGGCGATACCCAGAGGTAAATAGTTTTAGGTCACCCGCCGAATTAGGTGTCGCTCTGATCTCCTCTCTCAGGCGCTGAAACGGATTAACGGGTGGCACCCAAAGAGAGTGGAGAACCATCCCCGAACTTGGGGTTTTTTAACTGTAACGGAGGATTATCCCTATGGGTAAATTCGACCAACTTGGTCACGGTGAAGAGCTGCCAGTAATGACGGTAGCCGAACTTCCTGCGGCCTCTGCAGACAACGTAGGCGAACTGATTTACTGCTCAAACGGTAAAGCTGGTGCAGCCACAACTGTTGTCAGTAATGGTACTAACTGGGTGTACGTCGCTGACGACTCCACGGTAGCTGCTATTGCTTAACGGTGATGCAGGCTGAGTCCTGCGTCTGTTATTAATCTTACCAAGAGGACACGGATTGTCTGGTGAGCAACCTACAGGAGAATCGCTATGTCATGGCGTGAATACCTAAATATTGGGGTGCTGAAACTCGGTAACAAAGAAGTTCCTGTCGAATCTTTCGATATCGATACTGCTGTAGCGGCAGACGCTGGAACTACTGTTGCTGTTACGATTCAGTTAAATACCCCGGAAGGCGTTCCACTGGCTAAGGTCGGCGTTGTTGACTTCTATCTCTCTGATGATGCTGCAGGCTTATCGCTTGCGGCTACGGCTCCATCCGGCGGCATTGCTGCTGGTGCTGATGGCGCCATCATTGAGACAGTGGCTGGCAAGGCTGGCTTCATGATCTCGGAGGCTGATGGCGACATCGACCTCGTGGTCACGGAAGCTGGTGCGGCTACATGGTATCTGGTCTATCGACTGCCTTGCGGTGGTCTGATTATTTCGGATCCAATAGTCTTTACCTAATCCTCGGTGGTAGAGGTAGTGCTGAGCATCACTCTAAAAGGCTTTAATATTAAAGTTAGTGAACACTAACATTTGATTGAATTGCTAGGTTTCTACACCTATACTCACCACAAGTTAACATGTGTTGACGGGGGTGAAATATGCAACTAGCAGTAAACAACATCGAATCAATTGTCATGAGCGTGCGTAGCCAGATGGCTCGCTTTGCTGACATCAATGTTAAGCCAGCAGCTGTGCTTATGAACTCACAGCATTACAGGAGCCTGTTGACTGAGATGAAATATTCCATGGTAAAGGGCAACGATGACCCTGACTCAGTGAACGGTCTGCCTATCGTGATCGCAGCGACACGTGACGTCACCGTGGCTGTCTCACCTTCCGAGCTGGATAACGTCGGACTCCTGTGAGTGCGGTTAGAAAACTCCAAGTAAATTATAAGGCTGAGCCTACCCCAGCCAAGTTCCATGGATCCAATGCGTTCGTGCGGGGAATCATGGGGCCACTGGGGTCGGGCAAATCCGTTGCCTGCTGCATTGAGATCTACCGTCGCGGATGTCAGCAGCTGCCGAACAAGGATGGCATCAGGAAGTTCAGGGCCGCCGTCATACGAAACAGCTACCCGGAGCTGAAGACGACGACGATTAAGACATGGCAGGACTGGTTTCCTGAAGAGTTATGTCACATGAACTGGGGTTCGCCAATCACTGGCACAGTCAAAATCCCCGGCGCACCAACCAAAGAATTCCCCCTTGGCACCAAAATTGAAATGGAGATCCTGTTCCTCGCACTGGATAGACCTCGTGACGTCAAGAAGCTTCTGTCGCTGGAGCTGAGCATGGCGTGGATCAATGAGGCCCGAGAGCTACCCAAAGAGATCCTCGATGGCGTGACGTCTCGTGTGGGCCGCTACCCTGCAAAGAAAGACGGTGGCCCTACATGGACTGGCGTCATTCTTGATACCAACCCGCCTGATGACGACCACTGGTGGTACGACATAGCTGAAATCCAGAAGCCTGAAGGTTACAAGTTCTGGAGACAGCCCGGGGCGATGATCAAGACGATCGACAAAGATACAGATATCGTCACTTACCTGCCGAACCCTAAAGCAGAGAATGTTGATAACCAACCTCTGGGGATGAAGTATTGGCGGCAGATGGTGCCGGGCAAGAGTCACGAGTGGGTAAAGGTCTACGTGCTGGGAGAGTACGGCACGATCTATGACGGCAAGCCGATCTACCCCGAGTATAACGACGCCATCCACTGCGCCGAGAAGGATCTCGAACCGATGAAGGGTTTGACGCTGTTGCTGGGGTTCGACTTCGGCCTCACTCCGGCGCTGGCTATCGGGCAGCTGACACCTTCCGGGCAGCTGCAGATACTGGATGAGGTGGTCACTGAAGATATGGGCGTGCGGAACATGATTAAGAACGGCGTCAAACCTGTCCTGATGAACAAATATGACGGGATGTCGATACGATCATGGGGTGACCCGGCTGGCACCCAGCGCGCACAGTCAACCGAAACAACCTGCATGGAGATTCTGGAGGAGGAAGGACTGCCGACCGAGCCAGCCAAAACACAAGAGCCTGTGGCCAGACGCGAAGCCGTCGCCAAGTTGCTCACCAGCTTTGACTCTGATGGCAAGCCAGCCTTCCTGCTGAGTCCGAGATGCAAGAGCTTAAGGAAAGGATTCAACGGCGCGTTCATGTATGAGCGGGTTCAGGTGGTGGGCGAGGTCAGATTTAAGGAGCAGCCCAAGAAAAACATCTACTCTCACGTTCACGAGGGATTGCAGTACATGTGCCTGATGATTCAGGAAGGCCTGAAGGTCGAGACAGTCAAGGCCAGACCGGTGGTGAAGAGAAATTCTGGAGGGTGGGCAGCGTAGTATTTTTAGGCTAGTATCTGTTCATTGATACGGAGGCGAGATGATCTTGGAAGTGAAGGCTTTAGCTATCGTGGTATCAACAGTTGTTGCCATCTCTGGCACGACCGTCGGTGTTACCGAATACATGGCATCGAAGGAGTTTGTTGCTGAGCGTGTAGCCATGAACTTCGAGCAGATGATTGAGTTTCGTATTCAGGATTTCAGAGAAAGAATTAATCAGATCAAGGTTCGTGCAGCTGCAGGTAAGCCATGGAGCGATGATGCTGAAGAAAAAATCCGATTACAAAAAGAGTTGGATCGTTTGATCGAAAAGAAAGACAAGTAACCTATCGAGAGAGGAGAAGGTTATGCCGCAGTTGATTGACGTTAAGATCGAGAAGGGTAAGGGTGTCGAGAATAGAAATATTTATTTAGCGACGTTTGTTTTTGGTAGCCCATTAACAAATAAGCGCGGCCAGCATGTTGGTAAGTCGCACCCGATACACATGCAGTTTATGGATGGCATGGAACCTGCTGACTTTGTTGTCGGCCTTGAGGCTTTAGCAGAACACATTAAAAAGAACTTTAAGCTGACTCCTTCTGCTGCACATCTGCAGGTAGTGGGAGGCAACAAAGAGGATTAGAAAAACATGGCTGTCGGCAACGCAATGAGCTTGTTAAGAGTTAAGAGTAATGCTGACATCCAAGCCGAAGAGCAGGCGACTCTCGATTCTAAGCGCGTACCGGAAGAAGCAGAGAATAGATTGTCAGCGCACATAACCAGCGTCTGGGAAATTAATCGCTGGGCCAAGGAGGCTCCTGAAGATGAAATGCTCAGGTGCCTGCGCCAACGCAACGGCGAGTACGATCCGCAAACACTCCAACGAATAAGAAACCAAGGCGGTTCAGAGATCTATATGATGCTCACCGCCACCAAGATACGCGCAGCCGTTTCTTGGTTCAGAGATATCCTGTTGCCATCCGGTGACAAAGCTTGGGGATTATCCCCTACCCCAGTTCCAGATATGCCCGACTTCATGACGTCAGCTATTCGTGAACGCATCATGATGACGATGCCTGAAACCGAACCAGAGCAAGGCTACGAAACCTACATCGAAGACCGCGAGACAACAATGCGCGATGAGGTTATGACTGCAGTAAAGATTGCAGCTCGTGATGCAGCTGAGCGCATGGAAACAAAGATCGAAGACCAGCTCGCTGAAGGCGACTGGGAAGAAGAGTTCGGCAAGTTCATTGAGGACTTCGCAACATTCCCATCAGCCATCATGAAGGCTCCACTGATCCGCAAGATTCGCAAGTTAAGCTGGGGTCAGAACAACGAACCGGTTGTCACTGCAGACATCGCTCTACAATACAAGCGCGTATCGTGTTTCGATATTTATCCATCACCAGAGTCATCCGATGTTAATGACGGCGACTTAATTGAGCGCATGCGTTTCTCGCGTCGCGCACTCTATGATCTGATCGGCGTACCCGGTTACAACGAGGAAGCGATACGTGCTGTCTTACAGGAATATGGAAGAGGTGGACTCAGAGATTGGTTGTGGCGTGATTACGAGCGAGCCAGACTTGAAGGCAAAGAAAAGTTCTGGATGCGACAGGATCAGAAGACCATTGACGGACTTCAGTATTGGGGATCTGCACAAGGTCTTGCACTGCTTGAATGGGGGTATGACCCTTCAGAAATTGACGATCCAATGGCTGAGTATGAAATTGATGCAATCAAGATTGGACGCCATGTTATTAGAGCTGTCATCAATAAAGACCCGTTACTACGTCGCCCGTACCACAAAGCAAGTTACCAAAACGTACCCGGAGGATTCTGGGGTATCGCTGTTCCAAAACTCATGCGCGACCACCAGAACATGTGTAATGCAACCGCTCGTGCCTTATCCAACAATCTCGGAATCGCCTCTGGCCCGATGGTGGAAGTGGAGATTGATCGCCTTGCTGACGGTGAGACAGTTGACCAACTATCTCCATGGAGAATCTATCAGGTCAAGTCAGACAAATCAGGAAGGGGCCGTGAAGCCATTCGCTTCTTCCAAGCAAAAGATAATTCAGCAGCACTACTAAAGGTTTACGAAGAGTTTGAGCGTCGTGCCGATGACGCAACCAGCATTCCACGTTACGCACACGGCAACGAGAAGGTCGGTGGTGCTGGGTCAACCGCATCAGGCTTGGCGATGTTAATGAACAACGCAAGCAAGGGCATCAAGCTGGCTATCTCCAGTATCGACATGAGCGTAATACGTCAGGTCATCACGCAGACGTTTACCTACAATATGCTTTACTCGACTGATAAAACTATCAAGGGTGATGTTCAGGTTGTTGCGCGTGGTGCTACCGCGTTGCTTGCACGTGAGCAGACACAGCTTCGTCGTTCCGAGTTCCTTGGCATGACCAACAACCCGACCGATATGCAGATCATGGGGCCAGAGGGCCGCATCGAAGTGTTGCGCGCTAACGCTGAGTTGCTCGACCTTGATGTCGATAAGATTGTTCCTGATCGTGAAATATTTATGGCTCGACAGAAAGCTCAACAGGAGCAGGGTGGGCAGCCTGATCCTAAAGTGATTGAGATCCAGCAGAAGGCAGAAGCAGAGAAGGCCAGACTGGGCGCCGAGATGGAACAGTTCCAAGTGAAGATGACTGCAGAGTCAGAAGCACACAAAGCGAAGCTCGATGCAGAGATCATTAAGTTCCGCGACAAACTTCAGATGGAATCTGATGTGAAGAGGAAGCAGATCGAAGAGGACTCACTGCAGTCAGATATGGATCGTGACCTTGAGAAAGATAAGCAGAACGATGAACACAAGGTAGAGCTGTACCGTGTTAAAGAGGAAATCAAATCTGCACGTGAGCTGAAATCAGTGCAAGGCAAAGAGGCTATGTCACCAACGCAGCAGGGTGGCGGCGAAGGTCATAAGATGCCGGACATCAACCTAACCATCGTCAATTCACCGGGCGGCAAAAAACAAATCGATATCCTTCGGGGTACAGACAAACTAATCTCAGGCGCAACCGTAACGGAAGAGCCTGCTGAAGGAGAATCAGAATGAGACTACTAACTAATTCAGCCGTTGCCGTTGGTCGTGACTATGCACACAATAACGAACGCGCTGCAGCTGCAACACTTTATGTCTGGGGTACACCAACGGATGTTGATCTTGAGATCTCGCCTGACAACGGTGTCACATGGTTTACGTTACTGAATGTAACAGCTGTCGGCTCTTACGCTGTACAGGTAGGTGGATCCGAAGGCTATCAGATTCGTGGCAACGTAGCTGTAGGTTCAGGCGTGTACATGGATCTAATTTTCTAAGGGCCAAGGAGAGAGGAACTCAGAGGCTAAGGACATGGGGAAGAAACTTTTAATTTTATTGGTGTTGATGTACTCGGGTTTAGTTTTTGCTGGCGGCCCTAATAGCAGCGTTACAACCACAAATAACTACTACAGCAACTCGCTGAATGGAAAGACTGGTGGCGCTGCATTAGGACTGGCTGCAACACAATGCAAGCATGACTGGGGAGCAAAGTCTCTACAGGGATGCGTTGGTATAAGCAGTGTTGATGATGCTGCAGGTAAAGCGTTCGGACTTGGATTGCGCTCCGGCGCATTTCTTTTTAATGGCGTTATTGCAGAGGAGGATGGTTTGGTCGGCATTGGCGCCGGACTGAACTTTCATTTCTGATGAAGGACAGGTTTAAGGTCATAATGGAAAACGCTGTGCGACCGTTCATGGAGAACAAGCCGGCAGTGTATTTGTTATTGGTGTTGCTGTTAACGACAGGCACCTACACAGTTAATGATTTAGTCGGAAATATTTATCCTGATGATGTTGTTGTTCCGGTCACGCCAAGACCTGCACCACCAGCTCAGGCGATTAAAGAGGTAAGCAAGCGACCAACCGATTGCCAGCCACTAATAAACAAATCAATTAAAAAACATGAAAAGAAACGACACGGTTAACAGGAGAGCATCATGCCGCAAATTATAGATCCAGACGACTTAAGCCAAGGCTTATCTAACGCGGTATCAGACCTTGTCATTACGACACCGGGGTCTGGCGCTGAATCAACAATCACTTCAGCTGCAATTGAAATGGGATCGCTTGTTGCTGGCGACTTCTTTGAGATACGTGATCACTCTGATCCTTTGGCCAACGGCCTGTGGAAGATCGTCACAGTCAATACTGACGCAGCAAGCTACGAAGCCGACAAGGTATCGAACGGAGCCGCGCCAGCAACAGCTGGATCAGAGGCCGCAACTTTCTTAGGTGATGATGCTGCGATTGGCAATTACAAAAACGTATATCTCGATACGCTGACTGAAGAAGTCTGGCTGCTTGAGCAAGGCAACCTCGATACCGCTGGCGTCATCATGCTGGCCGTTCACTCCTTCATTAAGGAAGAGTGGAAGACTGATCAGCTGCTTATCGACTCTGGTGCATTCCCGATGGTTGGTATCTCCTTCGCTGCTGGTCAGTGGGAGTTCGGTGAAGATCCATCAGGCAATAACTCTGACTGGAAACTTAAGGTCGATGCACCAGCCATTGTTGATTCTGTTCGTCTTATTCGTAACGCTGGCTTTGATGAGAAAGATAACGCTGGAGTGACGCAGAAGAAATTCTTTAACGTCTCAACCTTGGGTGCATTCGAGGACACGCTTGATCAAGCCTTCTACTTCTTCGGTAATGATTTCGCTCTCGATAACACGGTCAACTATGCGTTCACTGGCGTTGTTAATGAGCCTGTTCAGTATTACGAACTCATTGGTGATCTGACCGGTGACACGCCAATCTTTGCAACGACATCAACCATTGGCCGTTCAACCGGAGACTTCATTGCTGACGGGTTTGTTGTTGGTGGTCAGGTGGAAGTAACCAACTCATCATCCAATGATGGCACTTATGTGATCACTGCCGTTTCAGCGACCGTTGTTACCGTGGCTGGAACACCGTTGACTGTAGAGGCATGGGGTACAAGCACCATCGCTTATGACAACTCTAACGCATTCACTACATCACTGCGTATTCGTGATGGTGACGCGAAGGGTAAGAGCTTCCAGACATCAACACTGACCGACGCTGGTGAGACTGCGATCTCTTCCAAGATCATCAAGTTCCCGCTCGCTAACGCTGCCGATCAAAAGATCGATGCAACCGACGCTAATGTTGTTACGTCTCCATGGACTGAGGTTCGCCTTCGCTATATGGATGAAACATACAATCGTGCAGTTGATTCAGCGACACTGCGTAGCTGGGGGGTTATTGTTGATGTTGGTACTTTCTCTCAGGCTAACGGTGTATCGGTCGGCACTACACTAATCACCTCTGCAAACTTCGTGCTTGGCGCTGGTGAGGCACTGGCTGATTATACTGGCGGAACTATCACCATGCATGACGCAACCGCACCTGATCGCGCTACGCACACCATTGTTGGTACGCCAGTTGATAACGCAGGCACACTTGAGATCACAGTGTCTTCCGCATTAACTAACTCAGAAACAAGTCTGTCCTTTACGATTGATCGAGCAGTTCCTATCACGCCATCTGTGCAAAATATTTACGAGAAGATCCAGTATCAGTTGCGACAAACTACTGATATTGATGAAAGCGATGGTACTGTTATTGGTAAGATGACGGGCGGTCTTGCAAATTACGTTGGCGACAACATCACCTTCGGTGGCGCTGAGTCAATCAACCCGAATGGTGGCGGGGCTGGTGTAATTGTTGAAGGCTTTGATGCTAACGATACCAACAACATGTTCTTTGTTGATAACACTGGAGCGGCAGCTGGCACTCGCAACTTCCCATTCGTTGCTGCTGGTAATCTTAACTTTAACTCTAACCTTACCGGTGACTCTGATCCTGAATACTTCCTGTACTACAAGTACACGAATCGAACCACCAATGCTGACATCGACACAGTCACGCCGTCTGGCGACACCTTCAAGCTGACAGGCACCCTGCCTAACATGACGGTGAATGATTACATTCGTATCTCCGGGTTTGTTGATCCAGCCAATAATGGTTTATTCATTGTTACCGTTGAGACGACACCTTCATCTGACTATGACGTAAGACGAGTGGATGGCACCGATGTTGGTATCGCTGAAACTGACCAGACAGTCAATATTGATGAGAACCCGTACAACTCACCTGACGCCATACTGGTAGACAATAATGCCGGGGCTGATATCGTGGGTGCAGCATCAGCTGCGTCGGTCGCGTTCGATTATGATTACGATAACAACTCTCAAGGTGGCCGCACACCGGGTACCGATGCTGAGTGCGTACTGAAAGCGATTGGTCTGGAGACAGGGCAGTATGTTGAAGTGGTAACAGGTCTGACGATCTCTCGAATTACTGGGTTATCATTCACTGCGACGTCGCCGTTGGAACGTAACTACAGTAATCCGTAAGGGTAACTAAATGCCAGTGTTTGACGTACAGATCACCAGCACGGTGATCGTAAGAAATGTTGAGGCGGAGGACTCGCAGGCTGCTCAGGATCTAATCACTACAGATCTTGGCAGCCGATTCCCTGCTTCGACCGAAATTGTGCCTGACACAACCACGACCGTGGATGTAACTCCATGACTGCATTAGCAGTTTCCTTTGACGGCACCCGCGTAAATGCTGCTGATTCAGCGACTGATTTTGGTCACTGGGGTGGCTCTGGCCCAGCTCCAGCTGCTGAGGCTCCTCTTGCTTACCAGAACGCATTAGCGATCAACAAGAAGACCACAGCCACATCTCTGGCTGGTATCGACTACGACCCCGGCGCCAGCCCGATTGACATGACTGCAGCTGCAAATAAGCTGCTGTTCCTGAAGATGTACGTGTCCGATTCCTTTGACTTGAATGTTGCTTATGGAGCTAATGCTGGTATCGGTTCAGCCCTTGCCGACATGTATGAGTACAACATGGCTGGCAGTGGTGCGAATAATGATGAGCGCCTCGCTTACCCGGCACAGGGTGGGTATCTGATCGCGGCCATTGATCCTAATATTTCACAGTGGCGGGAAACAATAAATGGTTCGCCAGACCTCACTAATGTTGATTGGTATGGCGTCCAGTGCGCGGTCATTAATGGCGCTGCCAAGGCAGAGAACTTGGCGTGGGATGCTATCGATGTTGGTACCGGGCTGACCATTGTTTCTGGCGACGGGGCCGATACCCCGGGAACCTTCCCTGACTTTGTGGCATGGGATCAGGACATCACGACAAACCGATATGGCGTGGTGGTTGGTGGCGGCAATGCTGTTACCGCTATTGGCTTGCTGTCCATCGGAAGTGCTACCGCTACCGAGTTTCTTGATACCGAGTCTGTTGTCACATTCCCAGACGGGTACCACTCGGTCGGTCTGGTGGGCGTGTACGTGGACATCCAGAGTGCCAGCTCGATAATCCTGATCGACTCCCTGATTATTGGTGAGGGCCGGATTTATGGTGCTGATGATACCCGCCCAGACTTCGAGGTGTCAGGCACCAGTGGATCGTTTGACAGCGCGGCTCAGCTCAGGAACTTTCGCAACGTCACCTACACCAGCGTCTGTGATATCGATGGCGCTGACATCGAGTGTGAGCTGCTGGTGCAGGGTTCAGCCAACATCTCTAACACGATCATTCGCACCAACGCATTAACCAGTATTGCCTGCCTGCAGGATCCTGTCTTCGGTACCGTCACGGATCTTCATGACGTTGACTTCATTCAGTCAGGGGCCGGGCATGCTTTGGAGATAAATGCAGCCGGAAGCTACACGTTCACCAACCTAACCTTTACTGGATACGGCGCCGATACCACTGACGACGCCGCGCTGGATATCACAGCGTCATCAGGAACCGTAACGATCACGCTGGTTGGAGCCTCACCAACCTATAAAACTGCCGGGGCAACGGTGGTGTTCAATAACGATGTGACCATGACGTTCTCGAATCTTCGAGATCTCACAGAGGTAAGGGTGTATGATAATGCAACAGGTGTTGAACTGGACGGGATCGAAGACGCCACAGCAGGAACGGTAGATGATCGGTCGTTCGGCGCTTCGGTTGCTGGCGGCACATTGGTAGATTACGTTATTCACAACAAGCAGTATGAGTACATCAGGGTGGAAGGATTTACGTGGCCCAGCCTTGCCCAGACGCTTGTTATTAATCAGCGATTCGACAGAAATTACGACAACCCATAATGCCTACCTCATTCGATGGCGACAATTTGATAATCACCCTCGATGTTGTCGTCGATGGTGTGCTGACCGTTGATGTCATCGACGATCTGTATGAGCCATGGAAGGAGTGGGTCAAGGCTGGCACCAACTCCAAGTACATCCCTGCGTTCAGCCCTGATGGCGGCAACCCGCTGACGGGCGCCCTTGATCAGGGCCGCTACACCTTCATGAACAACACTGAGGGCTGGAGAATAAGGCCTGCAGAGAATGATGGCACCTACACTTTTATCGGCCAGCTAGTGCCTGATGACGTTGGCTTGCCGTTACTGATCCCTACCACCGGTAGCTTCCG